CGTACCCGCGCCAACCTGTGCCTGAGCTCCTTGAAGACCGGCAGTTTGAGCGGCACCAGCGAGATTTCCATACTGTTGAGCCAACGCACCCTGCTGACCAAGACCCGTCATATAATTTTGTGCCGCAGATTGATAGCCAGTATTAGCCATCTGACCAAGCGTTTGACCCATAGCAAGGTTCTGTTGGCCCATAAGAGCCGCCTGAGCCACATTGCCACGATCACCACCGAATGCGCCCTGCTGAATAGCACTTCCCTGTAGCTGCTGCTGCTGTTGTTGGTTCTGCTGGTTCATCATAGCAGCCGTCGAACCCATAGCATTCTGCAAGTAGGGGTTCATATAACCTTGGACATCCTGCTGATAATTTTGAGCATTATAACCTTGGGAAGCTCCGGCTGTGCCAGCCATTGCAGCCTGATAACCGGGTTGAGCAGCATTAGCCTGTTGGTTGATATTGTTAATACCAGCCTGCTGCTGCTCGTTAAGAGGGGCAACAAACGCATTAGGATCAGTGCTATATTGCTGAAACGGCGTACTGGCTGTAGCTTGAGCTTGAGTATTGACAGCGTTGTACCGAGCCAATACCTCTGGTGGAATGGCTACGCTTGAAGTCGTTGTTCCAGTTTTACCACCCATATCAGTGCTCCGTATGTCCGGTCTGGACGTTGTATAAGAAGAAAGCGCCAGCTGGTGGGCCGAATGAACGCTCGTATAGTTTTACTTTGGCTTCTGTGCGATGATTTGACAGAACGCCAATAATTAGTGGAAGGTTAAGGTCGTCAGCAACCTTCTTTGAAAAATCACAAAGGCGACGCGCCCTACCGCCCTTTGCGCTTCGGAACTCAGGATCGACAAAAATTGCCTTCTCTTCGAGCATCCAAGCATCAGAATACCACATCTGCGTCATCCGTAAAAGGACTGCGCCTTCAATCTTTTCGCCCGGTTCGCCGATGATGCCGACCAGCCCCTGCCACAAATAAAGAGCAGGCTTGATCATGCCTAGCATTTTCTGCGGGTTAACGTCCTTAATGCCATTTTCTTCCCACGCATCTAGCGCCAGCTTTAGCATGGCGGTTTCGTCGGCGGGTGTTCCTAATCTAATCGTTGGTTCCATTTTAATCTCTCTTTGGGCCGGGAAGTTTCTTCAATGTATCAATCGTTTTCTTGCGGTATCCGGTCACGAAGTGGTCGAGGATTTCGTGGCCATGGTCAATGTCCCCACCACCAATGCGGGTGACGTCGTCTGGTTCAATAACATATTCGCCACCGGCTGCAACGATCTCGACCGGCGCTGTGCCACCCGACGCCAAATGAGAACCGTATGGGCCAGCGCTGCCTTTATACGGTGCGCCGGAAGCATTATACGGAGCTTTGGAGCCATTGTAGGGCGCATTGCCAGCCCCGTAGGGAGTGGCACCATGTTCCATGTATGGCTTTGACGAAAACATGCGCTTGGCGATCTTGAAGCCTGCCATCGTGTTGCCTTCGCCCATTGCGCCGATGATGTCGGCTGGGATCACGTAAGACCCCGACGGCACGTTCATTGGAAGGTGATCGGTGCGGCCAGCCACGGGGCTGTGGATCGGTCCCACATGCAACTGGTGCTTAGGTGCTCCCAGACCCAAGGCAATCTGCTCACCCATGCCACCACCAGCGAGACGCGAATGCCGAGCCGTATTCAGCGCAGCGGCAACGGCCTGATCCTGCGGGTGCCCAGCGCTGATCATTTCGCCGATGTTGTGGCTGATTGTTTTCTGGGACTTGCCCTTCGATAGCGGCATAGCAACCTCAACTATAGGAGACGGCGACGATCATGCCGGAACCGGGGGTGATGACGATGCCTTTATTGACAGGCATATTGATGGTGTAGATGCCGACGGTATTGGGAATGACGGCCAATCGAACACCGGTTACCGCCGTGGCAACCGAGTTGGCGTCATAGATGGTGCCGGTGGTTGTCCCGGCCACGATAACGCTGACCTTAGCAACCCAGCCAATCGGCGTGGCAAAGTACGTCGCGGCGCTTATCTCGTAGGTGTTGATAGTACCGGCGAGATTTTGCGTCGTGTGATTCAGAGCGTTGATGCCTTGAACGCCGTTCTTTTGAGCAGTCAGAAAGTCGTCTGGTGACGCCATTAGAATTTCCCATCCGGTTGGAACCGATACCTGATAGCACCCAGACGCCAGAAGGTGCCCACGTCGCTAGAAGACACAGCGATGGACATCAGACGGGCGCGAATGCGGACGGAGATGTACTCCGTTGCCTGTGTCATGTTGTAGGGGCCATAGGCCGTCACCGCGTCGCCGGGGTAGTTGGTCACGTAGAATGTAATCTGCACCGTGGCATTCTGCGAACCGCTGTATGTACCCCACTTCATGTCCGGCCAAATTTGGTCGATGAAGATCAGATCATCGGCTTCGTTGAGCTGGAAGAAGCCGGTCTGGAACGAAGACAGCATGGCCGTGGTCGATGTACCGCTGGCCGCGTCGTTTCCTATTTCGTGCTGATATAGGTAATTATCGGAACCAGCACCAATAGGAGGCCCAAGCACAGATTGATCAATCCAAGCAGTACGACCAAGAGAGCCATAGTCCCACTGCTGGAGAACCGTATTGTACTTAACATAGGAATCATTCTCCGTCGAACTCGCCGATGGATAGTACCAAGTCACTTCGTTAAACTGCGAGTTAACGCCGCAGGCAACCTTGTAAAGGTACGAGGTGTTGATGTTTTGGAAGACGACGTCCCAAATAGGGCAGGGAATGCTTTGCGGCCCCGAACCCATCGACATAAAAAACTGCTTCTGGCTCATCCAGAAAATTGCGCCGTTGAGCTGGCCGGTGCAGTGGCGGGAAATCGCGCCGCAGTTTGAGCCAATTTTGTTGAACCCATAGACGAATGGCGCACCAATATACTGCATTGCCCACAAATCAAGATCGGTCCAGATCAAGCCCTGCTGCGGACCCTGAACGGCGGCGACAATCTTGGAACCGGTAGGGATGCGGTACGAACCAGCCTGATTGGTAGGCGTGGCATTCCACTGGGTGAAGTCGTCGATGTCTGACCAGCGGATAAGGAGGGGGTCAGGCGCAAGTGTAAACGACGAGCCAAATGCAATGATCTGGCGCTCCGGCATGGCGACGAAGATGCCGCTGTTTACCAGTGGGCCATTGCCGCCGACGATTTGCGCATTTTGCAACTGGCCGCCGGGCTGCCAGTAATAGACAGCGCCACCTGCAGGACACGCGATTAGGTCTTGGCCGAAGTTGTCAAGCGTCCAATCGGTAGCTGTGATAGGCGTTCCGGGCACCGAAGGCTGGGTCGTTCCGACACCGAAGCCACCCGTGCCGAAGCCGCCGACGCCGAAACCGCTGCCGGTAGGCTGTGGGCCAAGGGCCACATAAAATGTGGACTGGATGTTGCCGGAATTGATTGAAACGGGGCCAGCCGTCGATGTGGCTGTATTCGCAGCAGAGAAGGTAAACGTATTTACCGTTGGAACGGTAAGAACGGTATACAGGCCGGACAAAGTAAGGCCACCAAGTGTTGTCGCAACGCCAACATAAAATTGATCACCAACATTATAACCGTGATTATTTAATGTTGCCGATATGATTGATGAACCGCTAGTCGTTGAAAACGCATAGGATGCACCACCGTTTGATACCGTAGATGTTGCCAGCCCTGATGCAATGATTGTGTAAGTTGTCCCGGACGCCGTGAAGAGGGCATATGGACCCGACAGGATTAACCCACCGACTGAAACGGGGGTCACAAATTCCACGAAGTCCAATGTAGACGCAGTGATGCCAGCATCGACAATGGTTACCGTGTTGGAACCGGATGTCGTCGAAAAATTAGGCGCTGGGTTTGTAGTCGTTATTTGGGGCGTGATATCGACGAGGTTATTTCTCGTCAGCACCGTTAAAGACGCCTCGGCACCAATGCCAAGATGGTTTGTGGCGTTGAGGTCAGCCCAGCCTTTTAGAGCGCGAATTTTAGATGACAGGGCAGAATTGTAATATGATACCCAGCCGCCGAGCTTTTGAGCCAGACCGTAGCCGTTGCGCTCTGGAAGAAACCGGATCAGGGCCGATGACGAGTAAGCAGCCTCGTTGAGCGCCAACGTGGTGTTGGTCTCGACGCCGGGATTAAGCTTAATCGTGTTATGCGGCATGTATTATACCCTGATCGGGGTTGCGGCAGGGGCAGGGGAGTAGGACGACCAAGCGGAGGCTTCGTACTTCTTGCGGTTTTCTTCGACCATGGCCGAGCGCAGAAGGGCTTGATACTGGTTCTCGTAGCTTTGGGCCATCTGCGGATCATCCGACTGACGGCCAAAATTGCGCTGGTATGCCGAGATGTAGATCATGGATGCCATGATCATCATGTCCGGTAGATTGGTCGAGATGTATGTCATCGTATTCGTGGCCGAAAGCGGCGCAGAGCGCACGGTGCCCGTCAGGCGCACCTGATACGCCGAATCAGGAATAGGGCCGACAATCATGATCTGGGAAGTGTAGCCAGTGGTAGCTGAATCGCCGCCATATTCGGCGTAATAGGTGGGAAGGCCAGCGGTCGATCCGCTGCCATATACGTTCTGCAAAAATTCCTTCGTGACCGGCAGGAGCGGTGATGAATTTCCGCTATTATCGATTACTTCCAGTGTTTCGGTCGTCACGAACTGCGACTGCGGGATCGTCAGCGTGTTGTTGTTTGCCGTGAACGAGTACGCGGTCGTGCTAATCTGGGTTGACAGAAAGTCGATGTCGCGCTGCATTCGCAACTCGGCATACGAGATCATCTGTGGCAAAATGATCTGATAGTTGGTGTCCGTCACCGGAACCACCGCCATCGTAGCGATTTGTTGCACAAAAGTGTTGTAATCCATGACTACCTAGCCAAGTTAAAAGCAATTCGCTCGACTTCCGAAACGCGTTTAGACCAGCCTTTGCCAAAGGTATCATAGGTGGCAAGACTTTGCAAAAAAGCTAATCGAGCTTCGCAGACGGACGTAACAACATCACGAGGGTTTGCCGCTTCAAGAGCACTAATTGTAGCTGACCCGATTTTTCCGTCCGCATTAACACCGATAACCGTTTGAAGGGTTTTCGCTGCGCGGGACGGCCCCGAATTGATGGCAAAATCGAAGACGGCATAATCCACCCCTACAGGAAGATTGTCACCGTTTATAGCATCCCAATACCTTGTGCGATAGAGCGGTTCGACATCTTCCGGCGTTAACGCCTTGATATCGTCTTTGGTTACCGAATGTCCAACATACTGTTCCCAAACTGCTTTAGTGCATCCTAAGTTGGTTGCACCACCGGGGTCTTTGGGGTTGTCAACATATCCGCCCTCGTTTTGAAGGACGAGCACGAAGCAGGGCTGCCAGTTACTTTGCATGGACACCCAACGTCTTTTCATAGGTACGCAAACCAGCCATACCAAGCATGGCGGTTACTAATTCCATAAGGGACTGATCCAGAGTAGGCAAATCATGCCACCCCGCCCCAACGGCGATTGGACGCAGAAGGTATTGGTATGCGAGGCCAAGTGCGCCAACCCACCCAATAGCAGGCCGCCAGCCACTAACAAAAATAGAAGA